CATGCGCCGGTCCTCGCTGTTGGGAATAGTGATATTCCCGTCAGCCTTCCTTTACATTATCCACGGAGAGAACAATGTCATTAGGTTCTTCAATCAGCACTTACGCGTTAACCGAGGGCTCAGGAGAAACCACTTTCACGAAAGTGAAGGATGGCGTCTACCGGGCTACGATTACCGCAAATGCTGCTGATTCCCCTGCTGTCGTTACTCTCATTGAATCGCCCATAGGGACTACCAAACGGCGCGTAACNGCGTCACTCGCGTATTCTCCCTGTATAAACGATTCACCGTCGGCCGCAACTCGAGGCAAAGTTTACATTGAGGTAAAACTCACTGGAACTGTTGGGAGTGATGTAGCTGAAGGTCAGATGGCCACCTGGCTATCTCGCCTTGCATCTATATTACTCCATTCCGGTATCACTACCGGACTCCTCAGCGGCTCTCGAGAGTAGCATTTAAGGGAGCGGGGCTTCTGTTCCGCTCCTCCGATGCTTTCTCGGATAATGTGCCTACTGCCCTACGGGGCACCTCCATAGGTATATGGAGGATTTGTTGATGGATAAGTTAATTCCATCATTGCTTTGTGGCTTCATTAGAGGTCACACCTTTCAAATGGAAGGGGGGAATCGCAGTGGTTCTCAACTCAACTAACTCTCAAGCGTCTGGTAGCCATCGCTCTCTCAGTTATTCTGAGACGGCGAAACAACGGCGAGCAGCACATGAGAGCGATTATCGCAAGAAGCTTGCAGAACGCGAACGTCAAAAACGTAAGCGTAGAGCAGAACGTCTCGAACGAAGAGCCAGTAGACGGGCTGCTCGTAAAGCAGCCAATCAATCGGCTCGTCTCGCTCGGAACGCTCATAAAAAGCAACTCGCGATTCTCGAGTGGCGCCGCAAGAATCCGTATAAAGCGGATCCACGCGGTCTGGGGATGAGAACACGTATTCGCGAAACCGAAGGTAACAGTGTCGGCTCTGCTCTTATGGGGACTGCTTATTGGTTTTCCGATAGCAATCCACCATGGAAGTATCATGCCGATGTGTATGCCTATACAAATCTTAAAGAGTTTGGGGATCGTCAAGAGTACTGCTTGGATGAACTCCATGCAGGACCTCCTTTTCGATCTGGGGGACCTTTCTTTCACTTTGTGAAAAATCTCCCTAGTGCTCGCAAAGTTAATGTGGGCACTTACTTCTCTTTAAACGGTTCTTACAAATACGTAGGAGGTTTCTTTATCAACTATACACCACCCCTTAACTGGGATATTGCATTTGCTGATAGAGATGTCTCCTTTTCTGCTGACGGTGCTACCGGTTGGAATCGTTCCAAACCGGGACGTGTGGGTGCGGACTTGGGTCAGACGTTCGGTGAAATCCGTGACGTCCCCCTCATGCTCAAACACACAGCCAAGGGATTCCATGATATATGGAAATCCATGGGCGGTCATAAACGGGATTTTGGCCCGAAAGTGGTCGCCGATCATTGGCTTAACACCCAATTTGGGTGGCTGCCCTTTCTCAATGACATCCGTAAGTCTATAAAGACTTATCTTGCTTTCGACAAGCAATTTAAACAGCTTGTTGAAAACAATGGTCAATGGCAAAGGCGTGGATGCACCGTGAGAACCGAGTTAGATACTGAAGTAATTGCAAGTGATAGTCAGCATACTGCTCACGCTCCCTTGCAAAGTTCTTACTTCTATTCTAACCCTTTTCAAACTGGCCATTACGAGGTCAGACGCGTTCACTCATTGAAAAGCTGGTTTAGTGCAAGCTTTAAATACTATATCCCTGATATTCAGAGTATAGAATTTAAACGCTGGTACATCCAGCAGATCTTTGGTATGCACGTTAGTCCTAGCCTCGTATGGGAGTTAACTCCCTGGAGCTGGCTAGTCGATTGGTTTTCGAATGCTGGAGATGTTATTTCTAACATTACCAGCCCGAATTACGATGGACTAGTAGCTCAATATGCTTACGTCATGGGTAAGATAGAAGATGTTTACACTATCTCATCGTGCCATAATCTTGGTACGAGCCCCATAAACGCCTCTATTACTTACTCTGCAAAGAGTGAGAGTAGAGAAGCAGCTTCTCCATTTGGATTCGGCCTTTCTGGCCCGGATCTAACACCTCGCCAGAATAGCATTCTAGCGGCTTTAGGTATATCACGTCTAAGGCTGTTTTAGATTGCATTCTCGATCTTTATGAGATCGACATACAAACAATTAACCAAGGAGTGATAACCACATGTTATCCGACCCACAGACACTTACAGTAAACTCCGTTGCCAAAAGTCTCGCAAGAGTTGAGACGGCTGGCACACGCTCGGTATATCGCACAGCTGATGAAGTTTTTCAATTAACTGTGTCACATGCCGAGTCCAAAAATAGAACTCGGCGTATGGTCCGCGTCGACCAAAGAGTCGTCGCGGCCGATCCCTTGTCCTCACAAAATGAGTACAAGTCACTTGGCGTCTATTTCGTCGTCGATCAACCAGAATATGGTTTTTCCGCAACTGAAATAGGGTATGTTTGGGCAGCACTTAAAGCGCTGGCCGATTCGACGTTCCTCGGTAAGGTTCTCGGAGCCGAACATTAATCTGTTCAGTCTGAGAATTTTCCAAGAACGCTGAATCTACTGTTTGCGTCTGCCGTTCATTGAACGGGAGGAGACCGTGTGGCTGGAAAACTAACTTTCCATATTGGAGAGCAGTTTTGAAAAGCCACGAAAGTATTCACCTTCTTGATTTACTCGCAGAAATCTATAAAGATGTATGCGAGAGGTGTGACGCATGTCAGCCACAAACATTGGACCTAAAAACAATTAGGTCACGTGTCGAAGCGGAAGGTATGTCGTTTTTAACGATTACCCTTCCTGACCTCGGTAAAGACTTCGAAAGAAGCCTCGATCAAGGTTTTATTGACTCTACCTCTTTTCGTTCATTTAAGAAAAGGGCGAAGATCCCTGCATTTTTGCAAGGTCTCTTCAGTCGTATCTTCGACATGTGGTCTGGGAGGCTTTATGAGTATCCGAGAGTTGATATCTGTGCTATTGACGGCATTCGCCAACTGGCTTATGCTTTCAAAAAGCTCAGCGTCCCCTGCTCTCTTGAAAGAGAGCGTAGGGCAGTCTCAGAGTACAAACAAAGCGAGCTCTGCTTCAACGAGCCTGTGACGCATGAGAGACAAGATCATTTTGATCATGTCTGTGACCTACTCTGGCCTGGTGTTATTGGGTTTATCAACCCTTATGACACTATCCCGAAGCATGGTCCAGGCGCCACTGCCGAGCGTGTACGATCAAATAGAAAGTACATCGCTAAGCGCTGGCACGACCGTCTTGAAGGTTACTTCCCTCTTCTTTCTTTTGCATTTCATAATGAAAATGCAACAGACAGTGAGGACTTCGAGAATGTTACGGTCGTTCCGTCAGCTCAAGAGCAACCTGTAAGGGTGGTTCTTGTGCCGAAGACGTTGAAAGCTCCTAGAGTCATTGCCATTGAGCCTGTCTGTATGCAGTACGCACAGCAGGCCATTTCGAGAGCCCTTATAAAGGTTCTCGAAAGTTCTGAGTTAACGGCTGGTCACGTAAATTTCCGTGACCAAACCGTTAACCAGAGGATGGCTCTGACTTCATCGAGAGATGGGAGATTTGCAACACTTGATCTCTCGTCGGCTAGCGAT